GATGACGAACTTAAAATTATTCCAGACTGCAAGGTGTTTGTTCAGAAGCAGAGAAACGCACAATGGGAAGGTAGTTTTAACTTTTGGTTTGATGCTAAAGGATTACGATACAAGGAAAGTCCATGAGCATAAATGAATTTTTAAAATCTATACAAAAGCATTTTGGTAACGTAGAATATAAAGCCACTTCCAAAGACGGACAAACATTTAAAAGTAAAGGATGGGATCATGCTGAAATGGAATTTAGTAGAAAGCAACCTAGAAAATCTGATTATAAAATTAAGATCACTTGATTGGACTAAAAGATGGCGTGTAACAGTTGTAGAAGCTAAAGCAAGTCGTAGTTTAGAGCAAAATGAAAGGTTATGGGAGCTTTATACTAGCATTGGTAACCATTTAGGCATAGACAAACAAAACATGCACGAACTTATGTCTTACCGGTTACTTAGATCACAAACAGAAATATGTGGCTTTCCATGTGAAGTTATCAAATCTACTACCAAACTTACTACAAGCGAAATGTCAGAATATCAGCATCAAATAGAAATATGGGCGCAAACTATGGGATGGGGATGGGATTTATAGTGCAAGTTATTCAAATACAGCCTAAAGAAACTTATCAATGGTTACTTGAAAAGCATTATGCTAAACGTATTCCACAAATAATGTTTGCTTTTGGTTTGTATGTTGATGGCCAATTAAAAGGAATTGTTACTTATGGTATACCTGCAAGCCCAGCGTTATGTATGGGAATATGTGGTAAAGAATATTCAGATAAAGTTTTAGAATTAAATAGGCTTTGTTTAATGGAAAACAATAAAAATGAATCTAGCTTTTTAGTTGCTAATTCAATTAAATTACTTCCAAGACCAACAATAGTTGTTAGTTATGCTGATACCAGTCAAGGCCATGTTGGATATGTTTATCAATCTACTAACTTTCTTTATACAGGATTGTCAGCAAATAGAGTTGATTGGACAGTTAAAGGACTAGAACATAAACATAGTAAAACTTTATCAGATGGAATGACATTAGAATCTATTAAAGAAAAATATGGTGATGATTTTTATTACACAGAAAGAAGTAGAAAACATAGATATATTTTGTTTCATGGATCAAAAACAGATAAAAAGGTTTTAAGATCAAAATTATTATATGAAGTCATGCCTTATCCAAAAGGTGATAGTAAAACTTATGATTCAGGTGGCAATATACAAACCCAACAAGTAATGTTTTTATGAACTATAGAAGCCCTAAACTTTTAAAATTAGCTAAAGATGCACCATGTGTTTTGTGTGGCAGTAATGACGGAACTGTGGTAGCATGTCATAGTAACCAATTGCGTGATAAAAAAGGCACTGGAATTAAAAGTCACGATTTTCGCATAAGTTACTGCTGCCATAAGCATCATGTTATGATGGATAGTAGTAATGAGTTAAGTCGTGAAGAACGTATAGCATTATGGGAAGAAGCTCACAGGCGCACTATAGGCTGGTTATTTGAAAACAATCATTTGGAAGTAAAATGAAATATTTAGTAGGTATCATAGGTATATTATTTTTACCTTTTGCAGTAATCTTTGTAGCTTTTGAAGCAGCTTGTGTTTATATTGTTAATTCTTGTAACGAGGAATAATTATGGCAGATAAAAATCCTATCACAGGTGATTTATTACAATCACGCATGAACAATAAAGAGTTTGAAAAAAACTTTGATCTTATATTTCGTAAGCGCATCAATGAACAAAAACTTAACAATGATGACATGTTACCTGAATACGAACTTAATAAATCCACCGGAGAAGTCCAGAAAGTAGATAATGGCAAAGATGTCACCAACTCAACTGAGTCTAGCTAAATTACGAGAAGAAGGATGGTTTCCTTGGATTACAGAACATTGGAATAGTTACGCAAGAATACGTCAAGACCTTTGGGGGTTTGTAGATATTATAGCTTTAAAACCTGGACAAATATTAGGTGTGCAAACCACTACAGCATCCAACATGAGTGCTAGAATAAATAAAATAGCTGACCATGATAATGTAGGTAAAGTTCGTGAAAGTGGTATTATCATTCATGTCCACGCTTGGTTTCAAGACGATAAAAAGAAGTGGCATTGTAAAGTGAAAGACTTAAGTTGAAATTTCAATCAGAGCAGTATTATTACCAATATAAAGATGCAGTCATGGAAGCAATAGGCGAGGATAAAATGACTTGCCAAGATATGTCTTTAAAATTAGGTGTACATTACAACAGAATTAAATGGGTTATGTATAGGCTTAGAAATGAAGATCATCTATCATCATATAAATACAATGACATTACATATTACCTAAAGCCTAAGCCACATCCATTACAATCTATATTTGGCCATGAAGTAAAGTTTACAGAAGATCAAATAAAAGGCTCACAAGTCTATAACGAAAAAGATGCTAAACATAATTTAAGATTTAACCCAGATCAAGATTCATTTCATGGTAGTTCCATAGTAGGTGAAGGAGTGAAAATAGGAACATGACGCAAGAAGATATTATTGCTATATACAAAAAAGTATTTCCAACAGGTTACGAACCGATTAGCGTAGAACGCATGATAAGGTTTGCCAGGCTTATAGAAGAAAAGGTTAAAAATGCTTAGTATGGATCGTTTATTATGTATATGCGAGGATTGGGCTTTATATATGAAGTCACATGATAGCCATAAGCTAGGCTTTCCAAAGAAAAGCATAGGCATGAGTTCAGGTGGCGAGTCTACAGCAGATGCGTTTGAAGATATGGTATCAGCTCAAGACTTAAAAAATGTACATACAATAGACTCAATCATACATAGTTTGCCACAGGAACAACAGGAAGCTATCTATACACGCTTTTTAAAGACTAGGAAGCCATTTGCTTATGAATTTAAGTTAGAACTTGCTATGGACAACCTTATGACAATTGCAGGTAGACGTATAAATGCTTAGTTTATTGCATGGTGATTGTTTAGAGATGATGAAAACTATACCTGACGCTAGTATAGATGCAATTATTACAGACCCACCTTACGGAACTACAGCTTGTAAATGGGATAGTGTTATTCCTTTTGAGCCTATGTGGAATGAATTAAAAAGAGTTATTAAAGACAATGGTGCAATAGTATTGTTTGGAAGTCAACCATTTACTTCTGCATTAGTAATGTCTAATCCTAAAATGTTTAAATATGAATGGATATGGGATAAAGTAAAGCCAAGTGGTTTTCAAATAGCAAAATATAGACCAATGACTAATCACGAGCATTGTATAGTATTTGCTAAGTCAAGCCCTAACTATTATCCTATTACAACTCCTAGAGATAAAATTAAGAAAAATTCATTTCAGTCAAAAAGTGAAAGCTCTCCATTACAAAAACATGATGGTAAGGAAAGAATTTATGACTCATTTTTGCCTAAGAGTATTTTAACTATATCAAATGCTAATCAAAGAAACAGAGTTCATCCTACTCAAAAACCAATTCAACTTATGGAATATCTTGTAAAAACGTACACCAAAGAAAATCAAACAGTATTAGACTTTACTATGGGGTCAGGAACTACAGGGGTAGCTTGTAAGAACCTTAACAGGAACTTTATAGGCATAGAGCTAGATAAAGATTGCTTTGAGATAGCAAACAATCGTATAAATAATACACAAGCATAGTCAGTTTTGGTATAATCGCAGTTGTGGGAGAATTGTATCTATTGCTTTCACATAAGCTCACTTAAAACGTGGGCTTTTTTTATATCATTACATAGGGAACAAAGTGAAAATCACAGTATGCCAAGATTGCGGAGATGTGTACGACTACACAGGCTACCCTACTTGCCCTGAATGTATTAGAGATGGTGATACAACCAAAAAAGAAATACCCAAATTACTCCAGAAAGAACAAGATGCCTTACTCAGCCAAACAGAATAAGCTTTTTAGAGCCGCAGAGCATAATCCTGCTATTGCTAAAAAAGTAGGCATTCCACAAGCTACAGCTAAAAAACTAGCAGCAGAAGGCGTAAAGAAAGATCCCCATAAACTAGCGCAAGCCCTAATGAGTAAATAATATGATCGGTTCACCACAAAACAACTTCCAAACAATGCAGCCACCACAAACAATGCCACAACCACGCAATGTTATGTTAGGTCAGGCTCTTAGTAATTCAAATATGCCTAAACCACCTATGCAACCTAGACAGCCTATGCAAGGTATGCCACAAAGCATGCCACAAGCACAACCGGATATGTTAGCACCAAGACAATATGGTAACCCTACTCCACAGATGAGCAGCATGCAAATGCCACAATCAAACGCATCATTTAACATGCAACCACCAATACCTAACATGAATCAAGCTCCACAAGCACCACAAGGCCCTATGGGTATGGGACAATCACAAGGTCAAAACAGATTTGGTGTAGGATTAGCTAAACCAATGCCACAAAACACACAGGTATCCTAATATGAATGAATTTATAGCCACACTATTCTTAGCTAGAGAACTAGCACATAGATACCACTTATCTACTAAAAGCTATTCACAACATAAAGCTCTACAAAACTTCTACGAGAATCTATTAGACTTAACAGATGATCTAGCAGAAATCACACAGGGCGCACATGGCCTATTAGATATACCTATACTTACAGAGAAAAAATCATACAAAGAACCTTTATACTGTATAGCTGACAAACTACAATACATAGAAAATAATCGTTATAAAGCATATAGCAAAGACGATACAGCATTACAAAATAAGATAGACGAGATCGTAGCAGTATTTTTAACAGCGATATATAAACTAGAAAATTTAAAGTAATATAACTTACGAGGAACTAGGCTACCCTAGTTATTAGTCATGGAATTAAACGAACATTTAGCAAAAGCTAGAGAGATTGCCGCAGAAGTTAATAAAGGCAATACCAATTCTAGTAAAAACAATAGGTTATGGGCAGATACTCTAAAGAGAGCCTTATTACAAGCAGATGGTAATAAGATTAGAGCTATTGCAGAAGCATTAATAGAGAAAGCAGCATCAGGTGACGTATCAGCTATTAGAGAACTAGGTGATAGAGTTGATGGTAAACCTACACAGCAAATAGACCAAACTACTGAACATAGTGGTGAGGTTACATACACATGGAAGAAATAGTAATACCTTATACTCCACGAGAAGCATTTAACCCATTACATGATACAGATAAAAGATGGGCTGTAGTAGTTGCTCACCGTAGAGCAGGCAAGACAGTAGCTTGTGTTAATCATCTCATAAGAGAAGCACTCATTACACAGCGCACAGACTTTAGAGGAGCTTACTTAGCACCTTTCTACCGTCAGGCTAAATCAGTCAGTTGGGATTATTTTAAATACTTCTCAAGAGCTATACAAGGTACTACCATAAACGAATCTGAAATGCGAATAGATTTTGCTAATGGTGCAAGAATACAATTATTTGGTGCAGACAATGCAGATAGCCTTCGTGGACTATTTTTTGATCTGTTAGTCGCTGATGAATATGGTGACTGGAAACCGTCAGTATGGAATTACGTTATACGCCCAGCGTTAGCCGATAGACAAGGTAAAGCTATTATTATTGGCACACCTAAAGGTCGCAACCAATTCTGGGAAGTGTATAACAGGGCTACTACAAGTAGCGAATGGTTGGCACTCAAGATCACTGCATCAGAAAGTAATATACTTCTGCCTAGCGAATATGATTCTCTGAAAAACGAGATGACTGAAGATGCTTGGCGACAAGAGATGGAATGTGATTTTGATGCTGCTATACCTGGTGCAATATGGGGTAGAGAACTATACCAAGCCGAACAAGAAAACAGAATCACAGAAGTTAAGTATGATAAAGAAGTCCCTGTACACACAGTATGGGATCTAGGATATAGTGATGATACAGCTATATGGTTTTATCAGGTCATTCATGGGGAAGTCCATGTCATTGACTATTATGCTTCAAGTGGTAAGGAAATAGCTCACTATGCTGCGCAAGTGCTTACCAAACCTTATAAGTTTGGATTACATTATCTACCGCATGACGCTAAAGCTAAGACTCTAGCATCCGGTGGTAAATCTATTGTAGAACAGTTAGCTTCTCACTTTGAGTGGAAGAACATGCGTATTACTACTAACCTATCTATTATGGATGGTATACAAGCTGCAAGACTTATGTTTCCAAGAGTATGGATTGATAAAGAAAACTGTGCAGACGGTATAGAAGCTCTAAAGCAATATCAACGTGAGTGGGATGAGGATCGCAAGATATTTAAAGATAAACCTAAACACGATTGGACATCACATGCTAGTGATGCCTGGCGTTACCTTGCTGTATGTTGGCAAGAAGAAGCTAAGATAGAGAAGAAAGACGATAAGCCTAGAGGATTACATGTAGGCCAAACGAAAGTAACATTAAACGAATTATGGGAATCAGCCCCTAAAACACAAGGTAAAAGGATATAAAATGGCAGGCACAAATCAAAACGTAGGTGGTTATAAATTAATAGCAGCAACAGGTAACGTATCACCATTTGGTGCTAGTTTACTAGGCATATTTGTTTCATCATCATCTTCAGGCACAATCACAGTTTATGATAGTGCAACTACTACAACAACAGCTAAAGTAATTGACACAGTTTCAGTATCAGCCGGCACTTGGTATCCAATGCCTGTAGGTACAACTGCTGGCATCTACATTGTTGTTACTGGCACTCTTAGTGCTACTGTGGTATTTGCATAAGCATGACTAAAGTCGAGTTATATCTCAATACTGTTACGCAGTATGACAAAGAGTTTGCTAAATGGTCTGGTCGCACAGATAAAATATTGCGCAGATACAGGGATGAACGCCAAGTTAATTCCATGCAATCACGTTATAACATGCTATGGGCTAACGTACAGACTCTAAAAGCTGCTACCTTTTCACGCATGCCTAAACCGGATGTGTCACGTAGATTCAAAGACAATGATCCAGTAGGTAGAGTAGCATCCATGATCCTTGAAAGAGCAATGGACTTTGAGATTACTCACTATGAAGATTTAAAGCATTGTTTAGAAGCGTCAGTATATGACAGATTTTTAGGTGGTCGTGGTACAGCATGGGTTCGTTATGAGCCTAAAATTGAGTCACAAGACTATGCAGTATCTGAACAAGATGAAGATTCAGAAGAAGCAGCAGAATACTTAGATACAGAATCATCACCAGTAGACTATGTACATTGGAAAGACTTTGGACATGAGCCAGCTAGAACATGGGATGAAGTAAACAGAGTATGGCGTAAAGTTTATATGACACGCCAAGCTTTAACAGAACGATTCGGTGAAGAACTAGGTAACAAAGTACCATTAGATTCAAGTCCAGATGACCAAAAGTATAAAGATTCAGATGGCATTGGTAAGAAAGGTCTTATCATTGAGCTATGGGATCGTGAAACTAAAAAAGTTTTATGGATCTCTAAATCATTAAACGAAATCTTAGACGAAAGAGATGATCCTTTAGAGCTAGAAGAATTTTTCCCATGCCCTAAACCACTCTATTCAACAATCACTAATGAATCATTAGTACCAATCCCAGATTTCACACTATATCAAGATCAAGCTAATGCTTTAGATGTACTCTCTACACGCATTTCTGGACTCATAGACGCATTAAAAGTTCGTGGTGTATATGACGCATCAGAACCGACATTACAACGCTTATTTACCGAAGGTGAAAACAATACTCTTATCCCAGTTAAAAATTGGCCTGCTTTCTCTGAAAAGCAAGGTCTTAGAGGTGCGATTGATATTGTTGATATTACACCTATTGCTATGGCTCTCAAGAATGCTTATGAAGCTATGGCTCAGCTTAAACAAGAAATCTACGATATTACTGGTATATCTGACATTATTCGTGGCCAATCTAATGTTATAGAGACTGCAACATCAGCTCAAATCAAGAGCCAGTTTGCATCACTACGATTAAAAGAATACCAAGACGCTGTAGCTTGCTATGCTTCACGCATACTTAAAATTAAAGCACAAATTATCTGTGGTCAATTTCAACCAGAAACATTAATGAAGATTGGTGGCGTTGAACAGTTAAGCCCAACAGATCAAGCATTAGTACCACAAGCTATTGCTATGTTAAAAGACAATCCTATGCGTACATTCCGTATAGAAGTTGCTACAGACTCTATGCTTTACCAAGATGAACAGCAAGAAAAGGCTGATCGTGTAGAGTTTTTAGGTGCTGTAGGTACATACTTAGAGAAAGCTGTACAAGCTGCACAAGCTATGCCAGCAGAAGCAGTACCACTTATTATGGATCTATTAAAATTTGGTGTAACAGGTTACAGAATTGGTCGAGTTATAGAAGGCGAGTTTGATAACGTGGCAGATGCTATTAAAGAACAATCTAAACAACCTAAACAACCTAAACCTGATCCAGCAATGCTCAAAATTCAGATGGAAGCACAAGCTAGACAAGCTGAACTACAAAATGAAACACAAATGCGTGAGCATGAGATACAATTAGAAGCTCAAAAACAAGAAGCTCAAGCACAAAACGACATGAGAGAACGTCAGCATAAAGCAGAGCTAGATCAAGCTTTAGAAAAACAAAGATTAGAGTTTGATGCTTGGAAATCTAAACTAGATAATGAGACTAAGATATTTGTGGCTGAATTAGAAGCTAAAACTAAGCTTAAACAACAATATATGCAAGCTAATCCATTAGCTGATCCATTAGTAGACGTTGGCATAGATGGTAACTTACATCTAACAGACGAAATCTCTGGTGTATTGCATGCAGTTAATACAAACGTGGCAGAACTTATCCAAGCTAACCAAATGCACAATCAAGAATTAGCTATGAAACAAGAAATGGCACATCAAGCACTTGTTGAGCAAATGACTAGACCTAAGACAATTGTTCGTGATGCGAATGGTAAGATTATAGGGGTTAAATAATGGCAATAACCATTAAACATGCCAAAACGGATACCATAGCGGATTGGACACAAGCCGATTTAGATGCACAGATTGCATTAGGTAACTTTCCTGCTGGCACAGTATTAGCTGACATTGTATTGCCTTCTGATTGGAATAACGATCATACAATTTCTGGTACAGTTGCTATTTCTAATGGCGGTACTGGTCAAACTACAGCTAATGCAGCTATTAATGCTTTATTACCCAGCCAAACAAGTCAATCAGGTAAAGTTTTAAGCACAGACGGTACAAACACATCATGGATTGCAGCCGGTGGTACAGGAACAGTTACTTCTGTAGCATTAACAGCACCATCTATATTTTCTGTAAGTGGAAGCCCAATTACAGCAGCAGGTACACTAGCTTTAACATATTCAGGCACAGCATTGCCTGTAGCTAACGGTGGATCAGGTGCTACTACACTTACAGGATATGTAAAGGGTAACGGTACATCTGCGTTTACAGCAAGTGCAACAGTACCAAGCACAGATATTACTGGCTTAGGTACAATGTCTACGCAAAATGCTAACTCTGTAACTATTACAGGTGGCACAGTAAATGGTACTACAATAGGTGCTACTACAGCTACAACAGGTGCATTTACTACACTTACTGCTTCTACAAGTTTAACTACACCAACAGTTCAAGCAACAAATTCAGGTGGATTGTCTCTTAAAAATTCTGCTGGTACTACTCAGATGAATATGGGTGCTGGTGGTGGAGATAATATTTCATTAAATGTTTCTACAAACTTAAATGGCTCTAATGCACAAATAGATATTAGTCCTACTGGTACTGGTCATGTACATATTAATCCAACAGGATCAGGAAGTATTCAAGTAAATCCTACTAGCGTAGGTACAATAGATAACATGACTATAGGTGCTACAACACCTAAAAATGGTAGTTTTGTAGACTTTAGTGTAACAGGTACAACCAGCTTTGATGGTTCACAAGGTACAGCAGGTCAAGTATTAACTTCTGCTGGCACAGGTGCAACTCCTACATGGACAACACCTGCTGCAGGAACAGTTACATCTGTTACAGGAACATCACCTATTGCATCATCAGGCGGTGCTACACCAGCAATTAGTATTAGCCAAGCTACAACAAGCACAAACGGATATTTAAGCTCTACTGACTGGAATACGTTTAACGGTAAACAACCAGCAGGTACTTATGTTACATCTGTAGGTGCAACTAGCCCTGTTACAAGTTCAGGTGGTACAACTCCTACTATTGCTATACCAGCAGCTACTACAAGCGTGTCTGGCTACCTTACAAGCACAGATTGGAATACTTTTAATGGTAAAGGTTCTGGAACAGTAACATCTGTAGCATTAACTGCCCCATCAATATTTAGTGTTGCTGGAAGCCCTATTACATCATCAGGCACTATAGCACTTACTTATTCAGGCACAGCTTTACCAATTGCTAATGGTGGTACAGGACAAACTACAGCATCTGCAGCATTTAATGCTTTAAGTCCACTTACTACATCAGGTGACATTCTTTATGGTGCTACAAGCGGTGCTGGCACAAGATTAGGTATTGGTACAGCAGGACAAGTTTTAACAGTATCTATTGGCGGATTACCAACATGGTCTACAATAGGATTAGGCACAGGTACAGTCACTTCTGTATCAGTAGTATCAGCAAATGGATTTGCAGGTACAGTAGCTACAGCAACAACAACTCCAGCTATTACTCTTACAACATCTATTACAGGTGTTTTAAAAGGTAACGGAACAGCACTAAGTGCAGCTACGTCAGGAACTGACTATTCAGCCGGTACATCAGCTTTAGCAACAGGTATATTAAAATCTACTACAACTACAGGTGCATTATCTATAGCGGTAGCAGCAGACTTTCCTACGTTAAATCAAAATACTACAGGAACTGCATCTAATGTAACAGGAACTGTAGCTGTAGCTAATGGTGGTACAGGAACTACTACAGCATTTACTGCTGGCTCAGTTGTATTTGCAGGCGCATCTGGTGTTTATTCACAAAGTAATGCTAATTTCTTTTGGGATAATACTAATGCTAGATTAGGGATTGGTACTACAGCACCAGATGCTTTATTAACAGTAAATACTATTGCTTCATTTGGTGATGGTGCTGTTGGAACTCCGTCTATTGCACATAAAGGTGACTTAAACACAGGTTTATGGTTTCCTGCTGCTGATACTATTGCTGCGTCTACTGCTGGCACAGAACGT